ATTTGGAATGGGCGTATTACTGTTTGTCTATAAAAATCTGAGGCATTTATCAATTCATCTGTATTTGAACTGAAGCCATTAGCACTGTCAATCCCCATAAGTGTCTTAGATGTCACCCTATGCCCACTGAGGATGTTGCTAGTGAGCAGTTCTTGGAGTGCCAAATACTGCTTGTCAAGGTCTGCTGTATTCATTGGTGTAATCTCAGGTGCTCTAGTACGGTCATCTGAGAAACAAAGCACAAAACGCCCTGCTGATTGGCTGCCTGTAAATTTATCTGTAATACTTTGTTCTATATCTCTACGCTCCTCAGCCGTTGGTGTGCCATTATTAAAGCTAAATAGGTAACTGCCTGAAAATGAATTGTTTATGTTGTTGAGATGGAATTCAGAAATTCTTGCATCAATTAAAGCCCAATTATTAGAGCTAACATAATCTGGAGTATAGTAAGAGTTCATATTAGGGCTATAAAGACCTGAATACATAATCTGGTTAGCTGAAGTTCTATCATTAGCATTAAAAGCAGGAACATAATAAGGCTTGTTCTGTCTAGTGTTTGACCAGTCTGCCGAGATGTAATATCCTGTAGTTTTTCCAAATTCATCAGGTCTAGCGCACCTGATCTTCTCGACTGCAACATGATAGATTTCAGCTATTTGTGTTCTATCCTTTGACCATACTATGTTAAGAGCAAAAGCACCCTGTAATTTAAAATCAAAAGATAGTTTCTTAATAACTTCATGTAGGCTTTCATTTCCATTAGCTCTATCCATAAAGTTCTGAAGTTTAACTCTAGCTTCTAAGTCCCTGTCTTCTTCATCTTCTATAATTAAGTCTTCCCCTGCAATCATTTCTGCTGTTGCATTTATAATAGCCGCTGAAATACTACTTGAATAATACAAGTCTATAAGGAACTGTGGATATAAGTTTCTCCAATCTTCGGTTCCGTATTCTATCCAATCTCTACCACGTACTTCTTGTACTGTTGGAGCTGTACTCGTTTCTAAGTTGATGTTAATGATATTATCTTTCATGTTTTATTTTTTAAGGTGCATCTGTTACTATGTCACTTGAAGACATATTATTCATTGTTCCATCATTACTGTTTGAGCTTTGGTCTACAATTGTTGGATAAGCTCCTGATCCTGTTGGATCACCATTTCTCCAATATCCTAATAAATAGCTTTCACTACTTAAATCTGTAGGTGTGCCAGAATTATATATGTTTTGTATTTGTGCTAAAGATAATTCATCATCAAATAAAGCAACTTCATCTAACTTAGCTTCTCCATAGTTATTTTCACGTTTTGCAAATTCAAGAGGTGCTACAGTATTAGCTGGAGCAGCCCAAGTACCACCGCTAGCATAAGCAGCACCACTATTATAAACTCCATTTATGTAACCTTTTACAGAGCTACTTGTACTACCTAAATCATATGTAAAGCCTATATGATACCAAGTATCAGTTGACAGGCTCTGATCTAAAATAATTCTTTGAAATATACTAGCATTGTCATTTCCATATATTATAAACGCTATTCTAGTTAGATAATTAATTCCAACCTGATATTCATATCGATAGGCACCTGAATTAAAGAAAGTACCTTTATTTATTATATCATTACCTCCTGCTGTTGGTAGTTTAAGCCAAAAAGACATAGAAAATCCTCTATCAGCTCCTGAATTATTTATAGATAAAACATCAGCATCAGGAATATTCAGATAGTCATCAACACCATCAAAGTCTAAAGAATATAAATTCTCAAAAGCAGAGCCACTAGCTACCTTTGACGAACATAAACTTTGACCTAATTTTAATACTTTCATAAATCTATTGGTGTTATCCATTCAGGAGTTTCCATTATTGCTAGAATCTCTAAATGATTATATTGTTGCAAACCTACTAAAAAACCAGGAGTGTCTCCTGTGAATTTTAATACTGTTTTAGTTTTATTTATAGATAGTCTTAATGTCTCCTCACTTGTTTCTTTTACTTGAGAAAAATCAATACTTGACACATTAGCCATATTATATATTACATAAATCATTTTTATTCTTTTAAGGCACTACTGTTACAATATCACCTGAATCCATTTTCTTCATTTCTCCGTTATAACCATTAGAGCTATAGTCTTCAATAGTAGGGAAAACTGAAGGCCCTGCTGTATCTCCGTTTCTCCAATAAGCTAATAAATAATCTTCACCACTTAAATCTGTAGGTGTTCCGCTATTATAAATAGCAGTAGCCAATGTTTGATCCATTACGTTATCAAATATAGCTACTTCATCAATATTACCACCAAAATGGTTTGTCAAATTTCCTAACCTTCCCATCTCAAGTGCAGCTGTAGTATTACTAGAAGCTGCCCAAGTACCATTAGATCCATAGGTAGTTGAAGCATCCCCACCAAGATACTCAACTCCGTTTATATATAGTATTAAAGAAGTACTAGCATCGGCCAAATTAAAACTTGCTCCTACATGATACCAGTTACCATCATTAACTGTAGGAGTATCAACTCTAAGAGTTTGAAATACCGTATTATTCCCACCACCATAAACAAAAAAATTGAGTTTCCCATCCCTATCAAGATTTAATCTATATTCAGACTTAGTACTTGAATTTTCACTTTTTGAAAACATAGTACTATCCCCTCCTGAAGTTTTAAACCAAGCTGAGATACTAAATCCCCTATCAGCTCCTGATTCATTTATAGAAAAGGCAGCTGAATCAAGAAAAGTAACGTAGTCATTGATTCCATCAAAATCTAAGGAATAAACATTAGAATACGCTGCACCACCTCCAAGTGCTTTTATTGTATTCAAACTTAATCCTTGTTTTAATGCTAACATCTTCTACTCTTTATAGCCTATCCCTATTCCACTTGTCAGTGTAATTGCAGTAATATTCATAAACAGAGTACTTCCAGCAGGTAAAGTAGTATGCAAAGCTGTTTCACCTGTTACATTATCTGCTGCAATTGATGCTATTACACTTTCAACAGGAAAGTGAACACAGTAATAATTTTTGCTTGTTTGTGCTGCTGTTGTAAACACTTCTGTTCCTGGATTTTTTCCTAGTTGCTCTGTTAAGAGTTGTTGTACATTTTCTATTGCCATTTTTTTATTTATTTATTGTCCGTAATATATATAATTTGTTGATTCAGGAGCTTGTCTTTGAGTGTATTTAACTTGAGCTGTTCCTGCTTTATCTGTTACATTCATTTTCCCTTTAGTTACTAATCCCTGCACAACTCCATGAGTCGGTGCTACAGGTAATACATCATCTTCAGTTACAGGTGCATTTCCAGCACTAATTGCAACTGCTCCTGACCAACTTACTTCATAGACTTCATACTTATAATATCCTGAAGGTATAAACTTTACTTTGCCTGTATAAACATCAGGAGTAGCATTATAGTCAAAAACAAACTTAGTGTATCTATCATAGATCAGATGAACTGTTGAATAAGCATACTGCACAGAAGCATCCATGTCATTTATGAACTTAACTAAGTGTCTTATCTTATCTGAGCTTACAGAAGTGTCTATACGATTATCTTCTGTTTGCAGGAAGGTAGTTAAGTTAGTTTCTGTTATTGCTTGTATCATTCTACTATATAATAGAAAAGTCTTGTTTTTATTTGCCTTCTAAAAGAAAAGAGCGACAATTATGCCGCTCTAATCAAGAAATATATGAAAACTACTAATTGTGTTATGAAGATACAACTCCAGCTAATGTAAATCCACCATTATCAAATGGGTTTGTAGTATAATCTGGTACAAATTGAAAAGGTTGATTTTCTAAACCATCAAATGTTAAAGTGTAACCATTTCTATCTCCAAATGCTGCTCCTGAATCCATAGTACCTGCATTCAATTCCATTCCATTTACACTTCCTAAACATACAATAGCATCATGTCCTGTCGCTGTTACTGTTTGATTTAACTGTGCAAATATTATAGTTTTTGTTGCTCCTAATAATTTTACCTGATTCTGATCTTCTTTAGTCAAACGATTTAGAATAATATTTACTGTTGGAGTATAAAATATCGTGCCGTTTTCTCTTGATCCTGTAATAGTGTCAGTTAGACTAGCAACGCCAAGTGGCATTGTATATCTATAGAGACTATTAGAACCCATTTCTAAATCTGTAATTTCACCATTTGCTGTTGGTATTGAAGTTACTTGGTCATAAACTGCAAAGTAGATAAATTTAATTCCACCACTGATTCTGTTACAATCGAGTCCCCTTCCTTTTGTTAAAGCCGTACATGCCATGTTATTTTATTTTTTAAGGGTTAAAAGTTGGAGGGCTTTTACACCCTCCGTCTTTATATTAATTATGATTGTCTTACGATATCAGCTCCAGTTCCTGTTTGAACACCAGCAGAGTATCTAGCAACTAAACGCATGTTATCTGATCCGTCAAGAGCAGCCATATCCATCAAAGTAATTCTAGTAGCATCTGAAATCAAGTCAGTACCAAAGAAAAGATTTGATTTTTGAGCGATAACTAATTCATTCTCGTTCATCCCATTACATGGAGCTATTTTATAACCTTCAAACATTGGTTGGTAATCACCATTCATGTTGTAAGCATTAACATATCCTAAAGTAGATACTGCTGAAATGTAATACTGGTAAGTTCTTTGACTCATGTAAATGTGTAAGTCTTCTTTTCCTAATACTGAAGTTGGTATTGAAGCAACTGCACCTTGTAATTCTCCAATGATTGTAGCTGCTGTATAAGCTCCTGCTGCTGCATCTTGAACAACTGTTGCATCAACTCCAGGAAGTAATAAACCTGTAGC